CCTTCTTGGCAGGCTTGTAGTTTTTCCCTTCTCTTTCCTTCTTCTTGCGAATATTTTCCCACAATGAGGCAGCATCATGTTCTTCTTCTGGTTCCCCAAAGTCTTCATATTCTGCTTCAGCTGGAAGATAAAAATTTTCTTCAGTTAAATTTTCCGTAAAACCAAAAGTATCATGATTATACTGCTTGTCAGCGTCGTCTAGGTTAAACATGTGGTTCTCCTTGTTATATAATAACTTTGTTAATAGCTTTGTTTAAAATAACGTCTATACTACCTTGTGGTATTTTGTCTTTAAAGTGTTCGTATGCACCTTTTATCATATGATGATCTGGATCTTGAGTTAATTCTAACCATCCAATAAAATAATTCCAAATTCTATCTTCTAATATTAGTGGATATTTTATTCCGTTTGGCCTGTTAAATCTATGAACCCAAGTAAATTCTGGCAAGCATATAGCTTTGCCTCCAAGTTGTCTAAATTTCTCGTGAATGTAACCTTCTTCTCCACCAAAGCCCTTAAAATGCTTATTGAAGCCTGCCCAGTGTTCTGTTTCGCAGGAAAATACTCCTAGCCCTTGCATTGGTATTTCAAAAGGTTTTCCCTCTCTTAGTTTTTGATGATCTGTTTCCCATTTACCATACATTCCTGCACCCCATCCGGGCTTGAAATGAGTTGATGCCACTTTTGCATCTAAGTGATCGTATACCAGTGGGCCTTGAACTATGTTCTTGCAGTCAGGATTATCTTCATAATATTTTAAAAGCTTGTCTATTGCTCCATTACAGAATAACACATGACAATCCATTGATATACAATATTTACTATTAGACTGTCTGAATATTTCATTTCTAATAGCTGTACTTGTTTTTAACTCGTATGGTATATACCTACCATTTTTTATATGTTTAAAAAAATCTTTGTTACATTTACCATGTTGAGATTTAGGATTATTATCTATTAATAAAATCTCTACTTGGTCTGTATTGCATATGGGATGATACATTCTTAACGCTTGAACGGAGAAATATACCCCATCGTAATCGTCGTATGTAGCCATTCCTATTGTTAATTTTTTCATGTCTTACCCCGGAGCCTCATAAAATCCTATGTCAAAACCTTCCCTACTGCAATTAGCAATAGTCTTTTCCATTCCGTGTTGCTTGAGGTATTTCTCTATAAATATACACATATTTTCGCCGCTGTCACCCCAATCGTTCTTACAGTAGTGGCATAATTTTGTACATTTCCAGTTACTTCTGTCACCAGAAATGGGCCTTGGGGTGTTATTTTGTTGAATTTCCTGAAATCTACCCTTTAGCATCTCTAAGAATTTTGTTTGATCTGTATTGTCAAAGCACATAGAAAATGGACCACCATCTTTTATGAAGAATATTGACATAATAGCTTGTTTGTATTGGGGAAATAGCTTAGATATAGCATAATTATATAGCAATAATTGAGGATCTGAACATAGCTTTTCGTATGTCTTTTCTTCTCCCGTAGCCCAATCAAGTCTTCTACCCGTTTTCCAATCAATAACTTCTATAGTGTCATCGTCTGTCTGCGTCACCAAGTCTATTGTTCCCTTAATAGCTAGTTGACCCTCTACCTCTCTACCATCAGGCATTTTATACTTAAATTTAGCCCAATCCTCTTCTATAGGTATATCAAAATGAGGTTCTGGAGCAACTATGTTTCTTTTTCTAGGGTCAAATTGACCATCATTAAAATCTAAGGTATGCCACACCAATTGTCTGCAAGTTTGTTTATCAGACTTGTACCATTTATGTACTGATGTTTGTAAGTAAAAATCATAGCTAAGGTCTAGTAGATTATTTACTAGTTCCTCATCATTTAATTTAGACCTATCCCAAGATACTTTTTTGAGAGCATCGTCTTCTATTTTTAATTTTTTTACTCTTCCACTAGCATCTTGGTCAGCTTTTTTGAATTGAGCTAAACACTCCATTACTTTGTGAACAATAGTACCTAACTCTGCTTTTTTACCACTAATAGATTGATGCCCTAAAACATAAGTTATAAAATATTGCATCTGGCAGTATGCATAGTTATTATAACTAGAAGATCTTATATAAGTAACTAGCATATTATTTTCTCCATAGATGTTCTATTTTGATTAAATTAGTTTTTAATTCGTCTAGATTCTTGTCATGATTATTTACTACGTAGTCAAAATTATCCCAGCTAAATCCCGTGGGATCTAATGCTTGTTCGCATTGGTGGGATGATTCAGCTATGTCTCTTGTTAAGCGTACTACTACTCCACCAGCATCGTGAATTGCACTAACTTCGTTTGGAAATCTAACGTCAGGTATAATTGCTACTTCGCTATTTTCTTTTTTAATCATTTTTAGCGTGTAGTCAACCCAGATTGTATCCTTAATCTTTCTCATAACGTCTGTGCCAAGATATTGCAGAAACTCTCTAGATGTCATTCCGTATGCAGTATCTGTATTCTTATCTTCATCAGTTCCATATACTTGGCTTGGGTGCAAGTCAAACAGTTCTACAGCCATCATCTTGAGGGGATCTGCAAAATGATACAGCTTAGTGTAAGGCCACATTTCACGCTCTGCATAGTCTACAAAATCAATGTCTTTTCTGGTAACATCAAATACTCCCCAGCCTTTATTGCCATCTGTACCAGTTGTTTCTACTAACAACTCTCCATTATCTGTTAGATCAAAACCAAACACCATCTTTTGATCCAACAAAATTTGACCAGTAATAAAATTAGCCGTAGTGTTCTTGCCAGATTGTTTTTTGCCAGATATTCCTATAATCTTAGACATTAGTAAGTACCTTTCATGTTAAATAATATATCTTTCTTTATATTTGCTACTGTCATGTCTCCAATGTCCTTGTCTTTTAGGTTTGGAAACGTCAATTTAAACATCCTGCCTAGCTGTCTTTGTATTTGTATTCTAGCTTCTCTTCCTGCCTGATCATTATCAGTTATAATAATTAAGTGGGTTACTGGCATTCTTTTTAATTTTATTTGCTGTTGCTCTGTTATCGTTCTACCAAGCATACCAACAGCGTTTTTTACTCCTGCTTCATACATTCTCCACACATCGCCTTGACCCTCTAGAATATACAAGCAATTAGTTTCTGATGCTGTTTTTACTGCTCTATGGTAGTTGTAAAAGTATTGCCTCTTATTAAAACCTTGAGGATAAAAAATAAATTTAGGAGTAATATATTCTTTTACCGATCTTCCTATCATTCCAACAACATGTTTTCCGTTATCATTATGAATTGGTATAACAGCTCTACCCTTCATGTGACATTTTTCACCACAGTCTCCAATCTGAAAATACTTTAGAGTCTTTTTGTTGAATCCCCTGCCATAGAAATAATTTGAGGGACACTCACTCTTAAATACTTCTGTGACATATTTTTCCTCTGGTAGTTTTGATTTCTTTTGCAATGTTTTGACTAGTTCGCAAAAGTCATCTTCAGGAGTTTCTACAGTTTTATTATTAGACCCTTTATATTTAGACCTGTCTATATTTAATGCCTCACAAGCCCATTTTAGAGCGTCTTTGAACTCCATACGCCTACCTTCTTGGGCAGACAACGCTCCTGTTATTAAGCCAAATATATCATTACCGCATTCGCACTGACAGTCCCTAGTCCAACACTTCCATATTCCTTTTTCTATTGAGAAAGAAAATGCTGTTGGGTTATCGCTACCTTCGTGAACGGGACATGGCGAGTATATATTTCCATTATGCGACACGCATTCCATGCCTAACTTCTCAAAGATTAGTTCTGCATTTTCATTCAGTGTTTTCTTTATTTTCTTTAAATCCATCTGCTATCTTTTCTATATCCTTATTATTAACTAATCCTGTGTCTCCTATAGGAGCGTTCTTAAGTTCATTTCTAGATTGTAATTCTATCAATTTAGCATGTGCGCCTTGCATTTGCATATTAATATAATCACCATCGTCCATACCAGCCCCATGTCGTGACACAATTGGCACTAGTTTTCTATTACCAGCATTTGGACCATCTTCAGCTATTTCTTCAGCGGATTTAGTCTTAAAAATAGTAAAAGAAGTACAAAGCCATATGAGCCTGTCTGAACCACTAACAGCGTCTGTACTTTCTTTCGTAATTCCGTCACGATTTAATTGCACAAAGGATAGACATGGTATGTCTAGTTTAACACATAAATTATGAAGTGAGGTAATCTGGAATCCCAATGCTTGAAATTCTTGTATATTGTTTGTAATTGAAGTAGAAGACATGAGTTTAAGATAGTCATAGATTATTAAACAATCATTTGTCTTTCCTGAGTCATCTACTTTAACCTCTTGGACAATCCAGCGACGAATATGATTCAATATGTTTTCAAAAGGCTTTCCAGCGACACTAATGTAGCTATATGGTATAGATTCTAATTTCGCTACAGCTTCTTCTACCTTTTCTTGTTTGTTTGGGTCTTCAGCAAACTTACCAGTTGCAACCTCATTAATTGGTACTCCGCTTATGTTTGCAATAAGTCTATTTATATGATCTTCCTTAGACATTTCTGTGTCTAATACTAAGACAGGTGTTCCATCGGAGGATACATTGAGGGCAACATTGTCAGCAAATACCGACTTGCCAACTTTTGGTCTTGCAGAAACAAGATCAACGCATTTTCGTCGAAGACCGCCACCAATGGCTTGGTCGTATCGCGTGAATCCCGTGGGTATACCAATGATATCGCACTGGTTTTCTTCGAGAAATTTGACATAATCTTCTACCCCTTCTCCAATGTGTTCTGGATTTTCACCACCATCATCTTCACGTAAGAAGTCTGTAACTGGATCTTCTAGTTTTTGTACAATCTCGTTGATTGTTTCAGTACCAACAACTGTGTCCATATCCTTATGAACTTTAGATGTAAGCACCTTAATCTTCCTAGCAAATTCAAACTTCTTTAGCTGTATGGCGAAAGAAAATATATTCTGTTCTGAAACGGGAAAGTCATACAAAGATTGTATGTATGTTAGCTCTTGTTTAGTAGATAATTGTTCAGTAAAACCTAATGACTGAGCAGCACTCATTAAAGATGGTATATCAGGCTTTTGTTCTTGCGATATAATTGTTTCTACGCACCTGAAAATCATTTTATTATTATGATTAACAAATGAGTCACAGGATATCAAGTCTGATATTCTGACATAAGCATCTACCCCATGCTGTAACAAACCAGCAAGAACAGCTCTTTCTGATCCAACGTCTAAAAGTTTGGTTT